CGGCTTCAAAAGTCCAACGTGCTTGTAACTTACGTGACTTGGCTTCTACAGCCTGTCTTAAGATTTGCACACTGATTTGCTTACCACCGTTACCTTCTAAAGTTGCTGTATCAGCACCAGTATAAGAGTTTGCAGTCGCAGTTGCTTGGGCTGTACGTGAGTAAGCCTGAGCAATTTTGAATGGTGATAATGCTTCTTCACCAGCAGTTACAGAAGTAGCGGCTGCTGAATTGTCAGTCAATGACTGAGCATAACGTACACGTAAAGTGTGAATCTGTCCAACAGGACCAGTCATTGGCTGAACGCCGACTAGTTCGTTAGCAATAACAGTAGGCATAACCCTACGAATTACTGGTAAAATCACACGGTTAAGTGTAGCAATATTTCCTGCAGAGGTACTACCTGCGGTAGCATTCTCATTTAAGAGACCTTTGCGAGTGTTTTCAAGGATAACACCCATTGTTGATCGGCGAGTGCCTTTTAAGCCTTCTAACAGGGCGTCTTTTGTCTCGTCCCAACGGCTTTCTAAGAGTACTTGTGACATGGTTATTTTCTCCTAAATTTCTATGTCTAGTTTATATATTAAAGCCCTGCCAGGCGCTTAAGATCGATAACATTGCTGTCATCTACCTCAACCTCTTGTTCTTTCTTGGCAGATTTATTACCTGTTTGTGCAGTTGATACTGATTCAGTTAAAGAAGCCTTTTCAGTTTTCTTGTCACTTCCTTCGTTCAATACTGCTGGTAAATACTTATCAAATGCGTTCTTCAGTTTTGGCGTCTGAACACTTTCTAATAAAGATCGCATTACTTGAGCCTTCTCTTTGTTCAAAGATGACACTAAAGTGTCTAAAGTCTTTTCACGTTGAGTAGATTCTTTAATAATGTTTACTTCACGTTCTTTTGATTCAATGAGTTCTTGTGCTTTCGCAAGTTGAACCCTTGATTCGGCTAGTTCTTTTTCTTTGTCGTCTAACTCAGAAACAATCTTACGTGTTTCAGCCTTATCATTAAGATAAGTTGTGCTAAATTCACCTGCAAATGTTTCAAAAATCTTACGACCGAAGTTATTCTCCCTAGCAATTTGAATATCTTCTTTAAGTTGTGATAATTCACCTTTCAGATGAGATGATACTGACTTACTCAATCTTGAGGCACTTTCAGAGATAAACTTCTCTTTCAATGCTTCTAATTGTGTACGACCTTCAGCAACTAACTTGACTCGTTGTTCTACCACTGCTTGTCTGTCCTGAGCAAATTCTTTGATCTCTCTAGCCAATGCATGAGTGATAAACTTTTGAAGTTTATCTTGGTTTTCCAACTGAACTTTACGGTCTGCACGTAGTTCTTTAATTTCTTCTGCTAACTTGGTTACCATAAAGTTATTAAATTTCTTTGCACTTTCCTTAAGTTTCATTTTTGCTTTTACGCGGTCTTCGTTAATTGCAGTCTTCTCCTCGTGAAATTCTTTAATTTCTTCAGTTAGAGATTCTGTAATCATCTTATCAAGGGCTTCAACCATCACACTTCTGTCATGTTCGTATCTTTGTGCGAACTCATTTCTAAGTTCACCACGAACTTGATCTTTAGCCTCAGTTAACTTAGATTCCCAAGTGCTTTCTAATTCACCTGCGACATCTTCGTTAATAAGACCTGAATCAATTAATGGTTTGATAGCATCTAACATGCTGTTTTCCCCTCTATTTTAGTCGATTTTTAAATCTTTGATAAGACGAGTTACCTCGTCCTTCAAAAACCGTTCTACTTGTTTATTGCCTCTTGCTTCTCTTGCAACTTCTAAAACTTTATGTCCGTTGGTCATATTCATAAGACCTTCGTATATTGCTTTAGGATATGCATTAGGAGCACTTGGTTGGGCAACAATATCTACAGTGATTATTTCAAAATCACTGACTCGGCCATCTAAATCGTTAACGTTTCCGCTACCTCTACTAGATACTCCGAGTTTTACCCCTGACTCTAACATGGTCTGAACTAACTGACCCATCGGAGTTGGTAAAATCTTTAATTTACCGTAGCCATTAGGTCCATCCATCCACATATTAGTAATCATATGTGAAACACGATCTAAATTAATTTTTAAATCATCGGGATGGTCAACTTCACCTAATACAGAATTACCTTCTTGTATTTGGCCGTTGAGTGTGTCTACGGCGTCTTTGATTTCAGAAACGGGGTAAACACGTTCATTGGCGTTTTTTACCCCTCCCTGAATGAAGATACCCTTCATATAAAGAGTCTTCAAATTAGAATCACCTTCTTTCACCGATTCGACCATCATTTCAGCACGGTCGAATGATAAGTGTTCTTTAAGATACAAAGCCATTTGTATCAGTCCTTAATCTATTACAGATTTAGTGTTCGTACCTTCAGCCTGTGATGTCACGGGCTTTGGAGCAGGACTTAATTTAGGTCCTTTGTTGTTTCCAGGAACGTTTTGGAATGAAGATGCGCCATCTACGTCTTTAGCAGTCGGAGCAGGGCGTCCTTTTTCATCACTACCTTTGTCAAAATCGACTGGGTGTGAATCCATTCCTTTTTGACCTGAGTTTGCGTCTACAGGGGACTTAGTGTTTTCACCGTTGTCTCCCATGTGTGCTGTTACTTTAGGAAGATTAATTGCTTCAGCAACTACTTCTTCATCATCAACAGAAACGTCTACGTCAACTTCTTGGTCTTCAATTTCGTCTTCGATGTCATGCAAGTCTGCATCCATCTCGTCATCACGACCTTTTAATTCATCTTGGTCGGCCATGAGTTCTTCAAACTCGTCTAGTAATGTGTCGAGTTTGTCTTCAATTCTTACAACTGCATCTTCTACTTCTTCAGATGAGTTTGCTTCGATGTCTAAAGTAGCATCTACTTCATCATCACCTTCGATGTCAAATACTTCTTCTGAATCAATGTCAATTTCTTCTTCAGCATCTTCAGCAACTCCAGATTCTTCTGCTTGGACTTCATCAGCAAGATCGCCAACTTGTCCGCCCATGCCCTCTTCGAGGTCATCAGAATCTTTCATTTCTTCTTCCATGATTGATTCATAAATTTCTTTTGATTTTTCGACAACAATGTTGTGAAACAGTTCTTTCGCCTGTTCTTCGTCTTCATTAATAATGAGATCGATTAATTGTTCAAATTTCTTGTTTTCCATTGTACTTTTCTCCTGATATAATAAAGTATGGCTTTGTAGAGATATTTAGTGCGTAGTTATAAAAAGTACTATTTAAGTACTACTTTTTTGCGTTTTTGGTGTATTTGAGGCGAAAATAGACAAATCCGTCGATTTTCTGACTAGAGGAAATTAAATACTAGGACCAGCCTCTGGATCTGGTTTTGCCCCGTACTGATTTCTAACTTTGGTCAAATGCTTTGCTTTTTCATAATTTCTAACATCTAACATTTTTCGTAATTTTCTTATTTGACTTAATGTAAGTTTTGTTTTCCTAGATGTTCTCCATATAGGTTTAGAGTTGTCATCTCCAACTTCTTGGTATCCTGGTGTTGCCGCATCAAACATTTCAAATAATTTCATATTAATATTTATTCAAAAAAGTTTTTTTCTTCTAAAAAGGGTTTTAGAATATCATCAAAGTATTTTTTGTGTCCTTCTTCATTAGGATGCACATCTTCTTCTGATATTGTCATGCCAAAAGGTTTAACATATTCATGTATTGCTGGCTTTACTCTAATCGTTTGATCTAATTGTTTATAAAGATATTCTATGATAGGGTGATCCTTACATGCTTCAATATCTTTGTATGTATGATCCATGTAATACTGATGATAAAATTTAATACCGTGTACTTTACATGTATTTTGTAACATAATCATATTTTCTAATGCAAGATGCAATGAGTGTATGTTATGTTTATCATAATCTCTGTCAGTAACAGGTTCAGTAAACATCATATAATCATTGATAAATTTAGGTTCTCTATGATTCCATGCAGAGTGATACCAACCGCCGTTAGGATTATATTGAACAAAATAATTTCCATTTTTATTATTATATTCTAATATTTCCACACCTTCTTTACTGTTTTTAAGATCACAGAACTGTACATGCCACATATCTCCACCAGACGTACTCCAGTGATCTTTGATGTCACTAATATAATCTTTGTTTGTTATGTACCAAGTTTTGCGATCATTGCCACTCCAAGAAACAACGACACCTATTTCAGATGGATCAATACCATCGTCTAATGCATCTACAATAGCATTTGTTGTTTTCTTTTGTATGAGTTCTTGACCTTGATGACCCATACCTCTGTGGTCAAATGTTACGTTAGGGTCTAATGATTTGATATGTGATTCTAATACGTGAGGCCATGTCCATGAAGTATAAGCATCTCCAAAACTACAACCACATGTAATAATGTGTTTAAGTTTCACTAGACGCCTTGAGTGCCGCCTACTTCTCCAGCACCTTCAACTGAGCCGGTTGCTGTACCTGGCGTTCCTACTGGTCCAGCAACATCCATGTCCCCGAAGTCTTCTAAGTTTTCTTGGTCTTCAATTTCTTCACTAGTATCCATATCTGCATCAAAGTCTCCGGTAGATACTCCAATGTTTCTAAGATCAGAGCCTGATGGATCTGCGTCTTGTGCTTCAGTGTTTTCTTCTGCCCAAAGTTTTTCATTCTTGTTGATTTCTTCTTCTGTTAATCCTAAGAATCTTTCTAGTGCAAAACGTTTAGACATGTAAGGGAATGCTTCCATTGCTCCAAAAGTACCAACTCTTGCAGTATCTAATTCACTTTGACGATAAGCGGCAAAGTTTTGCGGTGGATTAAATGATAAGTCAAACATCTGTGTATCAATGTTGAATCCTCTCCAACGCAAGAATAATTTAAATTCATCGTCAAGTTTTTGACAGATGTAGTTCTGTAGTCTTTCACAGTACTGATTGAATCTAAACTCTTGTATCATAGCAGTACCAACACGACCATCGTTTAGAGGTGTTGTGTTGTCATCAGGACCTGTGGGTAAGTATGAACTAGGTACACGCAGTCCTCTTGCTAATCTATTATTGAAATATTTTAAGTCATCAATTTCACCTAAGTTTTGTCCACCTGGGAGAACTTCGATAGATGATCCTCTACCTTCTGCTGTTACAGGGAAAAAGTAATCTTCATTCATTGATAGTGGATTATATGTAGCATCAACTACAGACTGACCACCATGAATACTTGGAATACGTCTTTGATGAATCTCGTTTTTAATTCTATCTACGAATGCCATTGCTAAGTGACTAGGCATATTACCTACATCAATCTTAAACATTCTGCGTTCTGGTGCACGTTGTACACGATAGATTAAGATAGCATCTTCTAACAGTTCTTTCTGTTTATATACTTTAAAGATGTTCTCTAAGATTGATTGTCCGAAAGGCCAAAAACGATCTAAGCCTTCTGTTAATGACAAGTGAACAACATGATTAGAATCAATTGCTGATTCTGCTTGTCCTAATGTAAATCTACTACCTGATGTGTTGTATGGCATAGATGGGACTGTATATCCGCCTCCACCTGCTCCACCACCGCCACCAGTACCACCTAATCCTGTTGTTGGATTAGCGGCAAAATCTGTGTTTGTTTTTTGTGCAACTGTTAAGTTCTGTAAGTTAATGTTTAAGTCTTTAATAACATACTGCTCAGGAAGTTTACCTTCACTCTCGTTAACAATAACTTTAATGACTTTAACCATGTCAACCCAGTAGAGTTTAAAGTTCTCTGGATCTCTTACAAAGACTTGATCTCCGTATTTAATGACGTTTCTAAACATCTTAAACATACGAGTATCAAATTCATTTAACTTACACCATTGTTGTAACTGCTTAGATAACAAGTCCATCTCATGTGGAGTAGGCTCATCTCTAAACTCAAAGTTAAATGGTGTATGATTGTGATCATTCTTTTGTGTGCTGAATTCTGCAATGATATCTAAACAAGCATTGATCTCAGCATCGACATCCATCATCTCATACTGATTGTATCTTTCTATTCTGTTAGGATGTCCTGTGTAAACTTCAGGGAGTCTACTCATGTAGTTTTTGTAACCGAAGTCAGTATTTGAATAGCCTTCTTCTGAAGCGCCTACACCGTTCCAAGACCCAGGATTACTGTTGCCTCCCGATATCGGACTTGATACTCCGCTCTTGTTTAAAAATTTCTTTGTATATGCCATGTGGTATAGGTTCTCTTTATATTATATATTTAGTTATACTGCCGAGTTGACTGCAATTTTTTGGGAGGCTTCTGCGCCTTCAACCGTCGCATCTTTAATGCCTTTAGCAATCATATTATTCTCTGTTTGTGCCGCTATTAGTAGGTCTATCTTTTCTGCTAACATATCATTATATTCTTTCCCCGTTTGGGCAAATTTCTCCTCAGCCGACATACCATCACCAGATTCTTCTTCAGTTGGTTCTGGACTAATGTCAACAAGAGGTGAACTTAGAAGACTAGATTCATCTATAGCCATTCGACTCTTTTTAGTTTCTTCAATAGATGCAAGGTATGTCTCAGCCTGTCCTAGGATACTTTCACTAGCGGCTTCACCTTTATACTCACCACTTGCTAAGATTTCTCGGTATTGATCTTCTTTTGATAGCATCTGATTTTCAGCAGAAGTTTTCATTTCTGCCATTCTTTCAGCACGTTCTGCTTTGTTCTGAGCAATCTCTGCTTTACCTTCGTCTGAATCAGCCCAAGCAATAAATTCCTTTGTAGCCTCATTCATTGGCTCAGTAGTTACTGCTTTTTTAATTGCAGGTGATTCTATAAGAGTTGCTACTTTAGATGAAGAAACTTTAACTTCTTCTAAAATACTATCTATAGGAATACGTTCTGCTGTAGTTTCGATTTCTTCTAGTACAGGTGCACCTGTAAGTTGCCCTGCATCTGCTATCATATTTTCAACAACTTGTGTTGTTGCTAATAATTGTTCTGTATCAACTACTCCTGGAATAGGCGCGCCACTTCCTGTTTCTTTTAATGCATTAGCAACGACTTCAGGTGTAATTTGTTCTGTAACAGATTCTTCTTTTGCTTGTGCAAGTGCAAGTTGTTCTGCTTGTTTTTCTGCATTTCTTTTTTCTTCTGCTTTTATATCTGCTTCAAATATTTTGGCTAGATTTTCAGAAGACATGTCTAATGTTCTGCCGCCTACTTCTTCTTCTTTTGCTTCTGCTACTTTTGCTTCATCTTTTTGATCTTTTGCATCGTCTTTTGCATCTTTCTTTTTAAGTAAGTCTAATTCTTTTCTTATGAGGTCTTCTGTTCCTTTGCTAATATCATTGTCCAGCAGTATAGCCTCAAGCATGTCGGATGTTAGTTCACCTGATTCTTTCATTTCGGCGAGCAAGTCAAAGTCTACTTTACTATTACCAAAGAATTTTTCTTCATAAAGAACTCGGCCATCTCTATCTTTTTTGGCTTCATCTAAAGTGAGTTTTGACAATCTATCTTGTTCTGCTGTTTGCTCCGCAATTAGGTCTTGAATTCTATGATACTCTTTCCTTTCATCCTCAGACATCATATTATATTCTTCAGAATCTTTGTCTAACTTTGTTCCGTACATTGTTAGGTCTTCAGGAGATAAGGCTCCTGCTACCGAACTTCCAAGCATAGAACCGCCTGCCGCTCCTAAGGCAGCGCCTAAAATACCACCGATTGCTGTTCCGAGAATTGGGACAACTGAACCTAAGGCTGCACCTGCGGCTGCACCTGCAAGGGCGCCACCGGCGCCACCACCTGCTATACCTAATCCTTTATTATTGGCTTGTGTAGTGTCTATTTCATGTTGTTTACGAGCAAAATCTTTTTCATACTCTGTAGCACTGTCATCAAGTAATGTTTCATTAAGTTGTAAATCAGCCTCGTCTTTTGCATCCTCTGCGGCCATATAACCGCCACCAATAGCCATTAGAGCGCCTGCACCAGGTATTAATCTTCCCATGCCTTTAAACATGCTACCCGCGCCTTTTAAGGCCGCTGTGCCTTTTGACCCCATTGAGCCGGCGCCAGTTTTGGTGCCACCACCAAATAGATTACTAAGTACTCCGCCTCCGGGCGACATACTTCCTAATGCAATTGCGGCTGAAGTGGCAGCCGCGGTAAGTCCAGTAAGAGCAATACCTGCTAAACTTAATCCACCTGTAAACGGATTAAATTGATTTAAAAACTCGTCTGCGGCTGTTCTAACATTGGTTTCAAATACTTGGAGAGTGGCAGCCAAATCTTTTTGTGTATCTGCACCTTCTTTTGTAGATTCTGCTACTTCATCAAAACTTTCTAATACTCTATTCGTAGCCTCATCTTGGGAAGCAAAGAGTCTGGCTGTATCTGTTGTTCTCTCGTTGATGCCTACTGCGGCGCCGATCTCACTTGCGTTGGCGGCAAGTTCCATAGACTTACCGAACCTATCTACGTTTCGTCTGACACCACCTACGAGTTCACCTGTTGTTTCGGCAACTGCTTGTCTGTATTCGTCTGAACCAGCAGTCAAGCCTGCAAATCTTTCTTTAAGTTCTGCGGCATTAAGACCTAAGTTTGCTAGTTCTTTTGTATTCTCGTCAAATGCTCCAGTGCCAATAACATTCATCACTTTGGCAGCCATATCTCTGCCTAATAAACCTGCAAATTGGTTACCAGCATCAACTCTTACTTGTACTTCTTGTTCTCTTGCTTTTATTTCTGCTTCTATTGATGCTCTCTTTTCAGCAGTAATGTCGCCGTCTAACTGTTTCTTAAGTCTTTCAATATCATTTTGATCACGTATATTACGAATTTTATTACGTAAGTCTGCTTGGACTGCGGCTTGTTCTTCTTTGAGTTGACCGGCTTGAATACCTGTTAACTCTGATAATGTTGTTAATGTTTTTGCATATTGTAATGATCTGGTGCGAACTTGTCTTTCAGACAGTTCTTGGGCTTGCATATTAATACCAGATGTTCTTTGTAGTTCTATATAATATGCTTGTTGTTCTTGGGCTTCTCTTAGAGTTAATCCGTATCTACGCATTTCTCTTTCTTGGTCATCAGATAATCTGAAGACTTCCAACATTTTTGCTGTACCCTCAGAAGTACCTGCACCAAACGATGCTAATGCTTGAGAACTTTGAGTAATAATTACGGCTAATTCTTGTAAGTCACCTGCACTTGCTCCTGCGGCTCTTGCTTGTTCTGCTAAACCTTGGGTAGTTGTGTCAACAACAGCACCCATTCTGTTCATTTGTTTTGCAAACTCGTTTTGTGCATCAGCCTGTTTCATTGTAACGACTGTAAACTCGGCTAATATGTTTACTGCGTTACCTAAAAACTTACCAAATCCACCTAATGCGTCACCAGTTTCTTTTGCTGAGTCTCCAAAGCCAGATACTGCTTTAGTATATTTGTCAAAACCGTCAACACCTGAAACTAATGCACCTGAAAAACTAATAACTGCACCAGTAGCAGTTCGTAATGCTCCTGACATTTTTTCAGCAGTTGTTTTTATTTGTTCGCCGGCTTTATTATCTGATTCTGTTTTTTTATTAGAAGCAGTTGTTTGTTGTTGGGTATTTTCTTCTGTTTGTTTTGCGGCTGACTGGTTTGCTTGTGATGTTTGATTAAGAGTATTGGCTAAATTTTGTAGCCCTGAATTTAATGCTCCCAAAGAGGCATTCATAGAATTTAAATTCTCATTAAATTCTCGCATTTCTTCGGGTGAAAAATCATCCATCTAGTGTCATCCTATAAGTTTTAATTTAGCATGGTTTTGGAATACTAAATATATCACTAGTATTTAGTTTTTTAAAATACCGTATTTTATTATGGGGAACATATATGACAATAAATGAAAATAATCCGCTACGACAGTTTTTTCGTAGACCTGCTGTACATATAACTTTACCGTCAGGTGGAGATAGTTACGCACCAGAAGACATTGAATGGCCTGAAAACAAAGAATTACCTGTCTATCCTATGACAGCAATTGATGAGATAACGACAAAAACTCCAGATGCCTTATTTAATGGTACAGCCATGGTAGAGATTATTAAAAGTTGTGTACCGGCAATTAAGAATCCTTGGGCACTATTAAGCACTGATTTAGATACAGTATTAATTTCTATCAAAGCCGCAGGTGGACAAGAAACAATCGATGTAGAGTCTCAATGCGAAAAATGCGGAGAACAAGGAACATATGCTATCAATCTGCAAGTTCTATTACAATCATTAGGTGCAGGTGATTACAAAACTCCTTTAAGAATCAATGATTTAGAAATTTATTTTGCACCTTTAAAATATAAAGAAATGAATGAAGCAGGGTTAAAACAGTTTGAGATTCAAGCAAAATACAAAAACTTATCCGCTATTGAAGATCAACAAGAACGTACTTTAGTAAGTGCTGAAGCATTAAAAGATATCACAGTACTCACCATGGAGATTTTAGCCCAAACAATCACAAAAATTGTTACTCCGGAAGGAGAAGTAACCGATACCGATCATATACATGATTTTCTAAAGAATGCCGATACAAAAACTTATGAAACTATAAGAGATCATAACACACAACTTAGAGAGAAATCAACAATTAAACCTTTAACTATTGTATGCACAGCAGGTGCAGATGATCCAGCAAAAGAAGAATGTGGACATGAATATCAGCAACCATTCACATTGAATGCATCGGATTTTTTCGTCTAAGACTCCTTTCACTCGACCCTGAAGGGATAAGGGAGTTAATACAAAAATATGAAGAATATACTCAGGGCTTAAAGTCAAACGCATTGACTTTGGCTTGGTATATGCGTGGTGGTGCCTCATATGAAGATGTCCTTAACATGTCCTTATCGGAACGCAAAGCCATAAACAAATTAATTGAGGAACACTTAGAAACTACTAAGAAAACTCAAATGCCATTCTTCTAAACACTAGAGCATTCTTAAGGGTCTTCTTTGAAGACCCAATTACTCATTCACTTCGTTCATTCGTAATTTCTTATTTAAAACGGTTAATCGATTATTTTATAAGGTAATTGTTTAAAGTCTTATTACCTTTTAGAAGCCATGGTAGTGCTATCAAACACTACCACGGTTCAGGTCATTACCCCCTGTCATCCATGTTGATTATCCCCAATCGATTACGTTACTATAATCAATTGCAACCGGTTGCTCTGTAATGTTTACTGGGCTGTAGTTGAGCCAATCATACTAATAAGTATGACCTCTCAGCAACGCATGTTTCATATCATCAAATCAAAGTAGATATGAACTCATTCAAGGTTCGCTACCATAACGATTGCCTTGTCGGTTTATATGTCTGTAAGACACTACTCCAAATCCGTCAGCAGGGTTACTGCATCCTCGAGGAGGGTCGAGTACAAATTACGACCATACTAAATTTTAAAAGTCTACTGTAGTTGTTGTTGTGTTTAGTTTTAGTTCTGACTTGGTGTCATCGGTGGGTTCTGAGTTGGTCTCTGTGTCGCCTGCGTATGCTTTGAATATATCTTTATTGAATTTAAAAAAGTGATCCCATCCAAATATTACCCAGTCACTGTGTTTGTCCGATGTGTAATATATGAATTGATCACTTACGAATGTGTATTTACTTGGTACACATACAAAACGTCCTTTACGATTAAACTTCATAAAAAGAACGTCAAAGTCCCCTTCATCATGCACGTCCATTAACTGGTCGAGCCATTCTTCTAGTTGTCTGCATGAACCAGAAAGAAGTTGATGAAAAGGGAAATCTGCGTAGAACTTACATTCTACATTTAACTTGTGAAAACTTTCTCCGGGAACAATGTCGCCTTTAAAACTTCTGATTTGTCCTTCATGCAAAATCTCTGTACGATTTTGATTTTTGCCACCTACATAAGCACCAGAGCCAGGAGCACGTATGAAACTTTCTTCATAAGTTTCACTGAGAAATTTTGCAACTTCTCGTTCAAATCCTGATCCTTTGTTCTTAGATGGTGATGGCATTATATGTAGTTATCTCCTTACCACTCGGTGGCATAATTTTTATCTACCCTATGATGGGCACATTTTGTTTGACACTCGTAAGAGTCATGTATAAAGTCGGCTTCCCAAAATTTATCTTTTACAATTTTGGGTAATCTCAATTCATGTAGATTATATTTCTTGCCAATTTCATTCCATTTATTGTTGTGTCCATATCTTGTAGCAACCCAACAACATGGATAAAACTCTCCTCTTGCATTAATGTAACTACCTTTATTGCCGATATGACATAGAGGTCGTTCATTTCCTACTAACTTAGATTCATCATACAATTTAATGTTTGTCTTCATCCAAGGTTCTTTAATTGTTTTATCTGTAAACTTAAAGACTTCTCTTTCAAATCTATGACTAGATGATAACAGATCATCACGTGGTTGTAAAGCATCTTCTTTCCCATAAGAATCTTCGTATATCTTACCGAACTTAGTGCTACGTGTTAATTGAAATGCATCAAAACCTAAGTCTCTAGCATAATTCTGCATGTCGCCAATCTTATCTTCGTTAAACTTAAAGCCTATTGCGTCCCATACTGTATAACAATTAGACTTATCATTGATGATAGAGACGCCTGTAATGATACTAGACCAATTAGAATTGATTCGATAGAGATTATTACTCTCATGGTCCCAGCCATCTATACTAAAGTGTATTTGATCTTGTTCGTCTAGTAATTCTGCTAGTCTCGTCCACCAGTCTTCATTTTTATATGATCCGTTAGTGACGATAATGATTGCTATACTAGGCTTAATTGATTTGAAATACTGGATGACTTCTAAGAAGTCATGTGCATAGATAGGATCGCCATCGTCACCACAGAACGTTAGTTTCTCTACATGTTCTAATATAAAGAACGCAGGGAAGTTTTGTTTAAAAAAATCTAATTTGAGTTCAGTACTGACTAATGTGTCAGGAACTTCTTGTCTAGGGCAACGAGGACACTTTAATGTACACTTACTGCTAATTTCAATATGCCAGTGCCACAGGGCTAGACTCACAACTCCTCCAACTCCCTTGTCGAGTTGTATGTAGTAAAGCCGTTCTCTTTAATAACTTGTAATACACTAGCAACTCTTCCTGCTAATTCTTCTCTGTGTGATACTAACCAAACAGACTTGTTACGTCTACGTGTCATATCTTTAAGAATAGCCATAGCATTCTCAACACCGATTGTGTCAAGACCTGAATCGATTAACTCATCAATAAACAATGTGTTGATTGGGAAGTATAAGTTCTCCCAAACATCTCTGAATGCAAATGACAATCCTAAAATCAGTCTGTTACGTTCTCCCCTAGACAAGTTATCAAAGTCTAACTCTCTACCCAACTCTGTAATTTCTACAGATAAATCATTTTGGAATACAACTTGATGTGGTAGACCCATCTTGTCTAAGTAACTTGTCAAACGTGAGTTTAAGTATGACAAGTTTTGATCAATAATCTTTTTACGTACAAATGAATCTTTGCTTGTTAATAGGTCTAACAAGAACTTCTGATGATCTCCTATACGAGATAATTCATTAACCTTATCAAAGTTAACTTCTTGTAATGCACTAGACTCCATTTCAGAGATTTGATCCGTATATGGATTTTCTTCTTGTTCTTTACGTTCAACTTGTGCTGATAAATCTTTAATTTTGTTTTTGTGTTCAATAGCCTCTTCTTCAGAACTATAAAAAACAACAGGCTTTTCACCTATGTCAAACAAAGAATGTTTTTCTTTTTCTAACTCTACATACACCTCTGCTAGTTCTTCTGCATGTTTTGTAGATTCATTAAGGCTTTCTTCTTTTTCTGACAGAATTTTTGTATGAGTATCATCACATATATCTTGTCCGCAAGTATGACATTTGTTCTGTTTTAAGATGTTTAATTCTCTTTCATATTTGGATATTGATTTAGTTTCTCTGTCTATATCAGATTGTGTTCTTAACAATAATTTGTCAATATCTGCATGATCCTTCACTAATGCATTATAGACAGCAAGTTGTTTATGTCCAAGTAATTCGGCATCAATATCCAGTTTTTCTAAAGTCTCAATCTGCTCTTTTAAAGTATTAATATCTTCATTAATCTTTGCTGTCCATAGTCTTTCTCTTTGTTTAAGACTGTTGATTTGTTCTTCTATTCGTTTGTTTGCCTCTTCAACGGCTTGAACTTTAAATTCTTCTTGTTGAATTTCTTCTTTGTTATTCTTTATAATAACTTTAATCTTTTCTGCTTTCTCTGATAGCAAAGTTATACCCAACAACTGTTCGATGATATCACGTTGCTGTCCTTGTGTCATGCTTAAGAATGGTTGACTGTATGTATTAAGTGCAACGATGTTTCTAAACATCACTGAAGACATGCCTACGATGTCTTCAATAACTTGTTGTGTTTCTTTATTTTCGCCTTGGGCTTCGTTGTCTTCTTCTTCTGTTCCGTTAATAAAGAACTTCATGCCGTGAGGCTTACGACCACGTTCAATACGATACTCAACGCCATTGGCTTCAAAGTCTAATGTGACCATCATGCCTTTGCCGTTAGTTCTATTGATTAAATTATTCTGTTTGATATTGTTAAGTGGAACACCATACAATGCATAACTGATTGCTTGTATAATAGTAGTCTTACCAGTACCATTTCTAGCACCGTCTCCACCTAAGTCTAAGTTGTCACCTAAAATCAGTGTTAGTTCTTCATTCTGCAAGTCAATTGCTTGTGTAACTGACCCCACACTTAAAAAGTTTCTGAGAGTTACATGTTTTAAATTGATCATATAGACTGATAAATCTCCAATAGTACACCCTTGTCATAGAAATCAGATTCTATGTTTTTAATCTGTTCGATAATAATTGAATCAACACTTTCAAAAGAAATCTCACCGGGTGCTAAGTCTTGTGCATGTTCGTCAGACTTAACAGGAATCAACGACATTTCTCTTAATTCATGTTTTGGTATCAATTGTTCTCTTATAAAGTTTGATTCTTCATAAGATATATCGATATCTAAATGTACTCTAACATGAGCATTCTTAATTAACAACCCTTCTGGGTTATCTAATACTTCACTTAGTTTGTACACTCTGTATACAGGTTGATCGGGCCATGAATGAAACTCGGGTTCTTTATCCCATTCTAGTACCATCATGCCTCTAGCATCATCACCTGCATCTGCATAGTTGTGTGGGAAAGCATTACCCATATACCAAATATTTTTTCTTGCTTGACGTTTATGGAAATGCCCAGAGAATACTTTTTCAAAATGAGATAAATGGTCAGCATTAGTCTCGCCATGATCAGGCATTTCTATCATAGCATTCATATAAAAGTGTGGTAACTCTAAATGAGCAAACAAATATTTACCTTTCTTCTTTTTAAGAAGTTTATAGTCATCACCACATAACCAAGGAGCAATAACACAGTTACCCTCTTCGATAAAGTGATCGACAATGACTACGTTTTTGAGATGTTTAGCCCATTCGACTGAATGAATGTCACGTTTGTCTCTGTAATAAAGATCGTGGTTACCTGTTATGAAATAAACTTTTTCAAATGCATCGTTTAGTTTTTCTAATGCATTAAGTCCGAACTGTAAGGTATGCATGTTAATACTTGCTCTGTGATGATTCCAATCACCTAAGAACAAACATGTTTCACAGCCTTCTTCTTTTGATTTATCAATAAACCAATCCACAAAATCACTACAGTCTCGGTTATGTTGTATGCTATTGCTCTTTAAACCGAAGTGTATATCTGTGAATACGGCTGCCTTTTTAAAAAGATTTGACATAATTAGTTTTCCCAGTATTCAACATCTATTATACATGTTAAAGGTAGGCAAAGCAAGACATTTGGATGCCTTGTTTGCCCGAAAATGTTATTCAGAGTATGCTTCTGCTTTCTTTTCGTAACCTAAACCGTTGTAATCTTTCATCTGTCTAGTGAACGAAGGATTCAACCCATTCATTTCTAAAATATCGTCTCTGATATTTTGGTTACGTTTTTCAGAGTTAAGAACTCTACAGAAACTATTTGTAATTGCCGCAGTGTAATATGCGAATGGATTTGCTGACTTGGCTTCATTGAATCTTAAGCCGACATAAGTCAATTGAAGAATGGCACTTTGTCTCATTTCGTCATTGTAAGTATAGCCACGCCAGTTAAACTTCATAGCATACTTTTCACATAACATAATGTACATACGTGCTAACTTATCTGTAAGATTACCGTCAGTCGCAGTAAATTTACCAGTCTTAAGACCGCCCTTCCAATGTGACTTGCCAACTAAATGGGTAGACATTGTTTCAGCATCTAATCTAAAATGCTGAAAAGGAGGGAAGTTAACTTTTACGTGAACTAAGTCTTCAACTTCTTTCTTTGTTTTCTTGTCTTCTATATCTGAGAACAAATCTTGGTTTGCACTTAAATCGTCTTCAAAATCAATAATGTCTGCCGCTTTCTTTTTCTTAGTAACTTTTCTAGGTTGCTTTTGTGCAACAGGAATATGGTCCCAAGTCATAACTCTAAAGATTAATCCATCTGTTTCAATCGTTGCTGGATCAATTTTGTTTTTTCCGGTCAAGCCTTGCTCTGCTGATAAACGTGCGGCTTTGTTTTCTTTTGCTTGTTGAATCTGTTCAGGCTTAAGTGCCCATGTCAGACTCTTTTCGATGCCTGTTTGACCATCATTAGCAAGATCCAAATCAGTAATTAGATCATATTGATGATAATCTTTTTTAGTAAAATAGCAATATGATGATTTGCTTTTGTGAATTTCTTTTAGTATATCCTTGTTATTAAGATAATTTGTTGTTTTGCGTGGTGCTGGCATTAATATTCCTCTAGTTTGATTATTTCGACAAGTATGGAGTCGATATATCTATTCTATGTGATTTCTTTCCCGAATGCAACATGAACGGGTAAAATTTAGTGGTTTTTGTAATAGATAAATATATCATGTAAGACTACTATTTATACAAATAGGTAAGTCTTGGGAAATATTCGGAGAAATCATATATGTCAGCAGAAGACCAAGCAAATACAGCCGCAGATGTTAGACTAGCCGACTGGAGAGTACGACTATCATTGGCATCAACGGCTAATTATTTGTATAGGGCTGATCCACCTGGCATCATGGCTCCTCTAGCAAAAACAGACGGAGTTGTTTTTCCATATACTCCTACAATTAATACTTCATATGTAGCAAATTATGATGGTGTATTGCCAACTCATACAAACTTTAGAATTCAACAATATATGAATAGTGCAGTAGAGCAAGTAACAGTAACCGCAGACTTTACAGCACAAGACACATTTGAAGCAAATTACTTATTAGCATCAATACATTTTTTCAAAGCAATGACTAAAATGTTTTATGGACAAGACGAAAACCCAACAAACGGAACTCCTCCTCCATTAGGTTTCTTTTATGGATTAGGAGCATTTCAATTAGACAATCATCCTGTCGTTGTTACTAATTTTTCTTATAATTTACCCAATAATGTTGACTATATCCGAGCAACAAATACAGACGATGCATCTTCAACATCTAATCTTAATTTAATAGGTGGTCAACTGCAACCAGGTGGCAACAGGCCTCCTGCGACATTTATTGACACAGAAGATCAAGCAATCACATATGTCCCTACAAAAATTACAATAACACTTACATGCGTACCTGTTGTTAGTAGAAATACAATTAGTAATGACTTTAGTGTTAAAGAGTATGCAACAGGAAAATTATTACGCGGATCACAAAATGATAAACCAGGAATTTGGTAATGGCTACAAATAATATATACCCACCCTCAAGTCCATATAACAGAACAGAAGTCATTGATGGTAAATATTTAGGTATTATGGAACCGTTTCCAAAAATACCTAGATTGCAATCAGACGCATCTTTTACTATTACACCACAATATGAATTTAGACCTGATATGTTAGCAGAACATTTATATAATGATTCACGTTTATGGTGGGTGTTTGCGGCACGTAACCCCAATTTATTAGGACCCGATCCATATTTTAATTTTGTTTCAGGAGCAAAAATATATGTTCCTACTATGGATACTCTTAAAAGAGTATTGAGCATATAATGCCAAGTCCAACTGATGCACCTGGCAGAAGATTAAAAAACCCGTTAGGAGTTCTGTCTTCCTATACTTACCAATTAAGTCTGTATATGATTACTCCGGATGCATACGATGCTTTTAATGCAACAGGCAGAAGATCAATTAATGCATTAGCAGAAGCATCAGGGGAAGAGAACACGGGCGGTGCATATTTAATTGCACAATCAGGTGGCATCAATAATGATGCATCTCAAAGGGCACCAGGTTTTGATTTAGATTACTATATAGATAATTTTAAACTAAAACAAGCAATCAATGGTGCTGCCACACAATCGTCTACTAACACTTATTCAGTCTCGTTTGATATTATAGAGCCATATGGGTTTTCTTTCAACACAAAACTAAAAAGAGCCAGTGATCAATTACAATCATATTACAACGAAACAGGATATTCAGGTAATGGTGCAGTTGAAAATCCAAGCAGGCAGTTTTTTATTATAGGTATTAAATTTTTAGGTTACGATGCTAGTGGTAATTTAATATCAGGAGACCAAGATTTCGAAGGTGACGTGCTGGATCCAAATGCAAGTGGCAACTCTATTTTTCAAACATATTATGATATAAGTATTACAGGTATTAAATTTTCAATTGAAGGTGGTGCAACCAGATATGCATTATCAGGTGTAGCATTATCTCCTGGAAAAGCATTTGGTACAAAAAGAGGCAGAATAGATTCAACTAAAACAATTTCTGGTCAGACATTTGATCAAGCCCTGCAAGGAGGAGATCCAAATGCTGATCCTCCAATACCTGGTGTAGGATTATTCACACAACTTAATGCGATAGAAGCACAAAAGGTTCAAAATGGCGAAGCAGAATTTCCAAATGTATATCAAGTAAAATATGTAGGAGATGGAGTAGATGCTATTAAAGATGCTAGACTTATTTTGCCTACAGACACAGACAAAAGTAAATGGTGCGGACCAGACGGCGGCGCATTAAATACAGATAACGCAACTGATGCTGAAGCCGCGACAGCAGTACCAAACGATGCACATAGAAAAATAATATTTAATGGCGACACTACGTTTATAGAAATCTTTGATGAAATTCTTAAAGGCAGTGGTTATATGTATGATGCATTAAAAGCCATCTATAAAAGTCAGGCTACTCCTGACTTAACAACAGGAGAACAACCACAAGAAGATCCAGGCAGTGATACAAAAGTTGCTTGGTATAAAGTAACACCGGTTATTCAAAAAGCCAAATGGGATAGTATTGTAGTTGATTGGGCATATCAAACTCTTTTTATAATAGAAAGATATGAAACACCTATTGTTACTACAAGTGTTACAAACCCATCGACTGATTATTATGGTCCCCATAAAAGATATGAATATTGGTGGACCGGAGAAAACAGAGAAATTTTAGAATACTCACAGAAATTAGATAATTTATTTTACAATGAAGTATTAGGAAATGCAAATTTAAACGTTAAAACTGTCGACGGCGAAGCGGCGCCAGCCGATGAAAAAGGTAGAGGATCAGGCGGCGCCGCACAAACTCCAGTTGCAACAAACAAAAAAACATCTATGCCAACACTCAATGCTGTAGGTGGAGGTAGATCATCGCAGAATGAATATGTAACAAGTCTTTATTCTCCTGATTCTTATGCTACCGCAAAAATTAAAATATTGGGAGATCCTGATTTTCTAGTACAGGAACATCGGTCAGCAATAGATAACCTCTATCAAAGATTTTATGGAGACGATGGATTTAGAGTAACTGCAAACGGTGGTCAAGTCTTTATTGAAATTGATTTTAAAGAAGCAATAGATTACAATGGCGAAACAGGTGTAATGGATCTTAATGACTCTATTTTATTTTTCAGATATCCTACAGCAATAGAAGAACAAATTAAAGGGGTAAGTTATAAAGTCATAACTATAGATAGTACTTTTAGTGACGGGAAATTCACACAAGAATTATCCTGTGCAATTAATACATTCGCAGATCCTGAACCTATAGAAACATCAGGAGATGAAGCAGGAGCACAAGAACAAGGTGAAAGTGAAAATAACGAAGGAAACGATGATACATAATGGCTATTGATGTTTTTAAGCCCAGAGGGAAATTAAAAAAGAATCAACCCGGAGCGGGAGTAGCCTCTGTAATCGATGTACCTATTCTTTGTACAGTAATGAGTACTGTCGATCCTACACACCAAGGACGTGTTGCTGTTTATCCTTCTGAAAATTTAGACAAAGATGCATACAATGCTAACAACTGGCTATGGGTAGGTAGACTTGCAACTTTTGCAGGGCAAACAGCGCCTTTAGGTCCAGACGAGATAGGAGAGTATGGATCATATACCCAAAACCCTAGTTCTTATGGACAATGGAATGCACCACCAGATAAACAAACTCAAGTTATTTGTATATTTGTTAATGGTGATCCTAATTATGGTTTTTATATAGGAACAATACCTAAACCAGAAACATTATCGATGATACCTGCGATAGGTGCATCGGAAAATGTAACTCTTAACGGAGCAGAAGCGGCGTCATATGGTGGTGCAACAAGATTACCCACTACTAATATCAACACAAACAACAAAGATATTGCAGACAGTGTTAATTATTTAAAAGACGCAAAACCAGTTCATAGTTTTACTGCATCTATTATGCAACAACAAGGTGTTCTAAGAGACAAGTATAGAGGTCCTATAGGCTCAAGTGCAACAAGAGAAGCATCAAGTAGAGTAGGGTGGGGCGTAAGCACTCCGGGTCGTCCTGTTTATATAGGCGGTGCAACAGATGAAGACATTGCAGGTAAATTAGGAGATGATCCACAAGACTTTAGAGTAGTAACAAGACGAGGTGGACACTCACTTGTCATGGATGATGGAGACATCATTGGTAGAGATCAATTAATTAGATTACGTACATCATTAGGTCATCAAATACTGATGAGTGATGACGGACAAATGTTATCTATCTTACATGCAAATGGGCAATCATATATTGAATTGGGAAAAGAAGGTACTGTAGATGTCTTTAGTACAAACTCTATTAACCTACGTACTCAGGGTGATCTCAACTTACATGCAGACGAAACACTTAACTTAAATGCAAAAAACGTAAACATAAACGCATCTGAAAATACTACAATGAATACTGATAAGGTATTTAAACAAAGAGTAGGAGAAGACTACAGTTTATATGCATTACAAAACTTAAAATTTAAAGCAGACGCCGCACTTGCAATGGCTGCTACCGGGCAAGTAGGAATAAAATCCGATGCTGAAATTTTTAACGAAGGTACAAAAATACATTTAAACGACGGAGCCGCAAGTTTATCACCAGATGAAGTTGAGCCTATAGAAGTTGTCATGCACCCAGACACATTATTTGATGATGTCAAGGGCTGGGCTGCCGCACTAGCAAAACTTCCAAGTATTACTTCACGTGCACCTGCTCATATGCCTTGGATGAATGCAAATCAGGGAGCAGATGTACAAGTTGACCCTTCAGCATCTGGCGCACTTCCTGCAGAACCACCAGAGACAGTAGCAGATTTAAATGCAGACTTGGCCGGAGATTTAGGAGGAACAACAGCCTTAACCAACCCTTCAACTGCCGCAACAATTAATGAAGTGGGTAGCATTAGTGATGCAATAGATAAAAATGCTACAGCACAAATGTTAGGTAGCATAGCACAAGATACTGCTTCAGATTTTGGTATAGGAGGGGCAGGAGGTCAACTTAAAGCGGTAGTTACAGACATTAACTCTGTTAATGGAGTTAATTCAACAACAGCCTCATCAACAGCAGTCATAGGTGTATTTGGTCAAACCCCATCGCAAATGGCGGCAGGCGGCATTCTTAAGCCAGGCGCCGATACTATGGTTAATACTTTGATTGCGGCGAACGCCGGGAAACTAGTTAGCAGTGAAAACGTACAAGCAAATGGTGATTTTGATGGCTTTATTAGTCCCGATAAATTATCATCAGTTATGCCATCAACTGCATTTACTGGAAAAGATGGTGTTAACACATTAGAACAATTTACAAATTCTACAGGAGCACAGGCAAAATCTTCAGTACAAGTATTACAGAAAGGACAAAAAGCATTACAAGAAATAAAAGCCATATCAGGTAAAGAAAACTCAGGCGGTATCGGGGCACTTGTACAGGGTACAGCAACAACATTAGCAGATAAAGGAAATGTAGCAGAAAATGCACAAGATGTAGGGAGCATAATTACCAGTTATAAAAGTCAAGGAAGTGATCTAAGTGTTTCAGGAGCCAAAGCCGAAGTACTATCAAAAATGAAAAGCGGTTCATCAGCAATGATAGCATCTGCTTTGTCAGGTGCCGGTGGTGGCATTGTATCAGCATTAGATACACTTAGTAACAGCGGTCTTGATTTACCAGGTGTCGGTGCCGATCTAAATATAGGAGCGGCGGCATCATCATTTAAATCTATCGTTAATTCATTCCCTGTTTTACCTGCTGACGTTCCTGTTGATTTAGTAGCAACTGCAGGCGCAGCCGCAGCCGGCGTCGCCGGAGCAAGTGCTGGTATGACGGGATTAGATTTAGCACTTGCAGACTCAATTGATTCAGACCTTGCAACGGCGTTGGGCGATGGAACGGCCCCATTCATTACACAAGGAGTTGTGCCTGATGCAGAATTAGGAACTAGACCTAGAGTAACTGACGGAATTACAGGCGTGTTAACGACTCAAGCAGGAGCAGTTGCCGCAATTGCCGCATCTGGTGACGATGCGGCTAAAGCCGCAATTAGCGAATCTATAAATGCCTTGAATGCTTCTGGAGTCAGTGCAGAAACTTTAGCAGTTCAAGGAACATTAGGGGCCGCGGCAAGGCAAGTACAACAAGGACAATCATCAAAAATTGCAGGAACTATCGCATCTGGTGTAAGTCAGTTACCCGGTGGACAAAAACTAGCAGGCGCAGTTGTAAACAATGCTGTCGGTGCAGTTAATCCAATTGCAGACGGCATAGAAGATGTTACTGAAGGTCTAAAGGGAGTAGGGGCCTTGGCATTCAGCGGCAGCGATGTCGGCGCCGCTGTATGGGGTAATCAAAACTGGACTGGTTTAGGAGATGTCAAAGATACTTTTAGTTCTATGACAAAACAATTGACAGGTGCTATAGAGGGACCGCTTTCAAATGCGTTAAGTCCTGGAGCATCAGCCGCACTGCAATCTGCGTTGTCATCTTTGACTGCAGGTGGAGGGTCTACTATTAAACTACCTGTTGTTGCAGTCAATACATATGATCGATCTTCTATTACATCCTTAATAGATAGTGTGTTAGATCCAATTGTACCTAGACCTAACTTATTAGGAGAAATACCTCAAGGTACACTCACTGCGGCTAGCAATCTACTAGCAGTAAGAAAAGAACTGTCAAAAGATATACAAACATTAAGTGTTTTATCTAAAGGAATTGCTAAGAAACAAGCAAAACTATTTGAAGTACAAACAACGTTCCCTGCAGGGTCACCTGAAATTACAGCGGCTCAAGCGGCATACGAAGCGGCCGCAACATCATCTACATATACAAACTTGGTAACAAAAATCGAAGCCGCAGAAGCACTATTTGCTAGTATTGATGTAGACAATTCTGTTGCCCCAGCAACAAATCCATTCAGTGCTATAGAAAATAGTCTTAAGGCTTGGTCTAATGCTCAACTTGGAGGTGGGTATGCTACTGATCAGGATGGTGACGGTATATTAACACCCGGCGCCGAGGCTGCAGGCCCGGACAACGAAGATTATTTTAATGCCGCAATACTTGAAGGCATTCAGGGCTTGAACCCTAATGATTATGATGATACAACATACTCAAACATATTAGCAACTATTGCAAAAACATTTGTACCGAAGAAAAAGACACAATTTAAAACTGAACCCTTTACTACTGATTATACGCCTGTTATAACAGGATATCCTGCACCAGAAAATACAGTTGAAAGTGTCGAAGGCGAAGATATCGGAGATGGTCCACTAACATCAGATAACTCAGATGCTGATAATGTAGATGCAGGTGGTTCAGAAGGCGGAAGTGCAGGCTATACTGGTACAACAGGCGGCGGCGGCGGAGTTATTACAATCAATGAGAACTATGTTACTGGTTATCTAGGCGGTGCCTCACTTAAGTGGATTTATAATGGTAGTAAATGGGTACTAAAATAATAGGGTATAAATAGTATTATGGCAACTTACATAGGTTTTTCAACAATAAATGCAGACAAAGCACGAACAGTTAACCCTGTCCCGGCTATTGACGGGGAAGCCAACGGCATAACTAATCCTATAGTCTTTGGTAAAAAGTTCAGATTAACCGATGAACAACTTGTTATACAAGATTTAGTTAACGCACTTAATATTAGACGAGGAGAAAAAGTAGGTAAACCGAGTTATGGTACTACTTTATGGGATTTTGTTTTTGATCCTAACACAAGTGATGTTCAAACAGCCATACAAAATGAAGTTAGACGAGTTGCCGGATTAGATCCGCGTCTTACTATCAATACAATACTAGTCTCTCCTAGAGATAATGGCATTTTAATAGAAGTACAACTCTCTATTTCTCCGTATAATAATGCTGGAGACCTAGCATTATTCTTTGATTCTGAAACAAATACTGCCTCAGTAGTATAAAAAAAGTCGGTTTTTCCATAAAGATAAATACTTGAAACAGGGAAAAACTATGGCTACAAGTTCAAGGCAATCAGGACTCTTTGGAGTAAATGATTGGAAAGCAATCTACGAAACCTTTCGTGAGGCAGACTTTCGATCATATGATTATGAAACTCTAAGAAAAAGTTTTATCGACTATATTAGACTTTATTATCCTGAAACCTACAATGATTATATCGAAAGTTCGGAGTTCATTGCTCTACTTGATGTCATGGCTTTTATGGGTCAAGGTCTTGCCTTTAGAAACGATTTAAACACACGTGAAAATTTCATCGACACGGCCGAACGCAGAGACTCTGTAGTAAAATTAGCAGACTTAGTTGGATACACACCTAAAAGAAACTCATGTGCATCTGGTTATCTAAAAGTATCTTCTATCAGAACAACTGAAAATGTTAGAGATGCAAATGGTGTCAATTTAAGTAATACTCCAATAAGTTGGAATGATCCGTCTAACACTAATTGGTTAGATCAAATGAACACGATATTCAATGCGGCTATGGTAGATTCGCAAAGAATAGGACGTCCAGGAAACAGTTCTGATATTTTAGGTGTTAGAACAAGTGAATATGGAATAAGATTGCCAGAAGGAACAATGCCTATTGTACCTTTTACTTCACAAGTAGACGGTAAGGGTATGAATTTTGAATTGGTAAGTGCAACGTCATTAGATGAAAATTATGTCTATGAACTTCCACCTAAACCTACTAATAAAATTAATATGTTATATAGAAATGACAGATTAGGTTTTGGTAGTCCTAATACAGGATTTATGTTTTTCTTTAAACAAGGATCATTGACTCCTTTTAATTTTAATTTCCAGCAACAAATTTCAAACCAAACAATTAATGTTGATGTTGCAGGTGTCAATGAAACTGATACATGGTTGTATCAATTAAACGCGGATAACACATTAGGTTCATGGACACAAGTAGAAAATGTTTATGCTGATGCTTACTTACAAACTGAGTCAAGTAACAAGAAAATATTTTCTGTAAACTCACGTGTAAACGATCAAGTCACATATGTATTTGGTGATGGTGTGTTTTCAGAAATGCCCGTAGGTAATTTTAGAGCATATGTAAGATCAAGTAACGCACTAACATATACTATTGACCCTTCAGAAATGAACGGCGTAAGTGTTTCTATTAACTATGTTGATCGAACAGGCAGTACTCAGACTCTATCTATAAATTTTCAATTGCCTGTTGCAGTAACAAATGCACAAGCAAGAGAACCATTAGCACAAATTAAACAAAGAGCACCGACAAGATATTACACACAAAATCGAATGGTTAATGGTGAAGATTATACAAACTTCCCATACACTTTATATAACTCTATTATTAAGTCAAAAGCAATTAATAGAAGTTCAGTTGGTGTATCTAAAAACTTAGACTTGCTTGATCCAACAGGAAAGTATTCAAGCACAAATTCGTTTGGAGATGACGGAGCACTATACCAAGATAACGTAGATGGATTTTTAACGTTACAAGTAAATAATACATCAGATATTATTCAATTTTTTACAGATGATTTAGCATCTGTACTTGCATTAAATCGTGCTAATCAATATTACATTCAAAATTATACTCGTTATGCTTATCCAGGTACAGGTGGAGGAAATACTTTATATTGGAAAACAAGTTCAGTTGATGCATCAAGTGAAACAGGATATTTTTACTCACTTGACGGAACAATAGAACGACCTCAACCTATAGGAACATTTACAACGACCAATGCAAAATATGCAACTAAAGGTGCGTTATTAAAATTTAATGCACCTACAGGGTATTATTTCGATGCAGACAATCGTTTAGTTGCAGGTGTACCTACAGGTGGAGAAAAGAATTATATATGGTCAACAGTATTAAATGTTGTGGGTGATGGTAATAATAACGGAGAAGGAACATTTGCAAACGGTCAAGGACCAGTAACAGTAAATGGATATGTACCCGATGGCGTAATACTTACAGAACTTATTCCTGTATTTGATAACTCTTTGTCTTCTGAG